ATTGCTTAATGCTTTCTACCAGTTGTGCCACCTGCTCAGGGCTGTGTGTCCTGGCGTTGTGTGCATACGGAGACAGTTCTTGTAAAGGGCGATAGACGATCTTCAATTTCTTGCTCATACAGCCTTGCTTTATGAATAAAACGCACCCCAGCAGCCAGTGCTACTGGGGGCGGAGGTGTTGCTGGTAAAGTTAGGTATTGGATCAATGAGTGAGTCAATATAATATTAAACTCACAATTATAAATCAGCCATATATTAGGAGCGCCAAAAAAAACCTGAAAACAATATAATAACAGGATAAATTTCAAGGCGACCAAGAATCATAGCTATGCACATTAAATATTTTGCGATGTCATTAAGCACTCCGAATGACGATGCAGTAGCCCCAAAACCTAATCCCATATTATTAATACATGCAGCCACTGTTGCAAATGATGTAAGAAAATCATATCCCATACCATTTAACACCAGTATAAAAAACACCGTGAAGAGAGTATAAAGAAAAAAGAAACTCCATACAGACCTCATTACACGATCTGTAACTATCTTCCCTCCTACATTTACACTCAACAACGCTCTGGGATGAGAAAGCTGGTTTATCTCGTGTTTGCTTTGTTTGAAAAGTATAAGAAATCGAAGTGACTTAATTCCACCACAAGTTGAACCTATACATCCCCCAAAGAAACTTGACAACAGCAAAAACACTATCGTGTGCGTGGGCCAGTTTGCATAATCCTGCGTAGCTAAACCATTATCAGTGAGCATGGAGCTGGCAAGAAAAAACGAATGAATAAAACTTCCAGGCAAGTCATACATACCTATATGCCAGACCTGGAAAGAGGTAACAATGATCACCCCTAAGGCTATTAACAGAAAGAAACGAAGTTCAATATCTCTGATTAAAGGTTTTAACGTTTTCCTGCTAATAACAATATACCAAAGGGTGAAGTTGAAAGCCGATAGCAGGGAAAAAGAACCAGCCACCAGCTCAACCAAATAGTTATTAAAATATCCGATACTCTCGCTATGAGTTGAGAAACCACCAAGCGAAACTGTGGATATCCCGTGACAAATAGCATCAAACAAAGGCATTCCTGCAAGTCTATAACAGACAATACAAGCAATACCTAATAAAGAATAAGTTATCCAAAGTGTCCGTGACGTATCGGCCAGGCGGGGAGTAAGTTTGTCATCCTTAAATGGCCCTGGCATTTCTGACTGATAAAGCTTTGCACCACCAATACCCAATAATGGCAATACAGCAACCGCCAGAACAATAACTCCTAAGCCACCTATAAAATTTAACTGTGACCGATAGTACAAATATGCCCGAGGTAATGAACTAACATCATCAATTACAGTTGCTCCTGTTGTTGTTATTCCAGAAACCCCTTCAAATAGAGCATCAATAAACGTTAAATTAAGTTCTGAGTCAATCCATAAAGGGAATGCACTAATAACAGAAAACAAAATCCAAAACATTACAATTATAATAAACCCATCACGGGTACGTAATTGAATACCAGATTTCTTAGTTGTATACCACGCTCCGCCACCAATGCAAAAAAATATAACGAAAGTTATAAAGAAAACGAACAGGCTTTTTTCTTTATAAAACAATGCTACAACCATTGGTGGCAACATTGAAAGACTATAGAGCCAAACCAGGAACCCACACATATGAGTAACAACTCTTACATGAGATGTATTCATATCTAAATATTCTTTCAATTATAACCACCTTGCTGCAACATTATGATTATACTGTATAAAATTTAACTCCTCTTAGATCTTACTTCACTGTTCCTTATGAAACAATCATCAAAATGAATCATATTGTAGTTAAGATTTTACTTTAAACACTGTTCGGTTATGTATTGCTGAGCACCTTCAAGTTGGGCCTGCATCATTACCAGTCGTTCCCGGAGGGTGAAATAATCCCGTTCAGCGGTGTCTGCCAGTCTGGGGGAGACTGCATTATCCACGCTGGAGGTGGCGGTGGCTTCACGCACTGACTGACAGACTGCTTTGATGTGCAACCGACGACGACCAGCGGCAACATCATCACGCAGAGCATCATTTTCAGCTTTCGCATCAGCTAACTCCTTCGTGTATTTTGCATCGAGCGCAGCAACATCACGCTGACGCTGCTGCATGTCAGTAATGGTGGCGGTCGCCTGCTTCAGCTCACTGACTTTTTTATCTCGCTGTTCTTTGTAGGCGATGGCGTTATCACGGTAATGATTGACCGCCCACGACAGGCAGACGATGATGCAGATAACCAGAGCGGAGATAATCGCGGTTACTCTGCTCATTGTTGCCCCCACAAACAGACTTCACGCTCAATCTCACGACGAGTCATCAGACCTTTCCATTGCTTACCGCCAGCGTATGTCCAGCGACGTAGCTGGTCACATGCGCCTTTGATATCGCCCTGGTTTATTTTGCGAAGAAGCGTCGATGTTCTGAAATTGCCAGCACCCACGTTGTAGACGAACGAGTAAAGAGCGCCGCGCGTTGTTTCCGGTATATCGACTTTGATGTATGGGTTAATTTGTCTGGCGACCGTGGCAAGGTCTTTATTCAGGAGGGCTTTGCATTCTGCTTCGGTATACGTTTTACCGAGCATGATGTCTTTTCCGGTGTGTCCGTGACATACAGTCCATACGCCAACGATATCTTTGTATGGTATGTAGCTGACACCTTCCAGGCCATCGTCACCACTTGGGCCAGTGATTAACACTGATGCTATAGCAATTGCTCCGCCACCAATAGCAGCAGCAACGGCTTTTCGTAATGATGGAGGCATTATTCACCTCTCGCAGCCTTGCGCTTATCTTCTTTAATCTTGAAATAAAGGTTTGTCAGGTACGTCAGCAGGCCAAATACCAGGCTACCCAGCACACCTATTGCAGCCCACTGTGACGGAGTTACTCTATCGAGCAACTGTAAAAACCAGTAGCCAGCACTGCCTGCGGAGGTGCCATAGGCGACACCCGTTGTTAACTTATCCATGGATTTCATAACCCCCACCTCGCAGATGCGGGCGCTGTGTAACGGAAACAAAAAATGGCCACCAGCGGCCCGTAAAAAACACCCCGTCAAAAGCACCGGCATCCGCAGATGCCCTTTGCGTGGCGTTATTTGATGCGCGCCAGATGTGGCGCAAAGAAATGAAATAAGACTTATCGAAAATTAAGGTTAATTTGATGATTTAAACCACTTATGAAGCTTAGTAGTATGAACATGTCCCCAGAAGGGGGCCAATACTTATTATTCTTCATGGACTTTGTCCCGCGGTCTTAATCCGACGACCGCGCTACTTTTCACCCTCTCGCAAATTGCTATCTAAAGGACGTTGTCCCACGAGTATTCCTGGATGCTCGTGTCTTTTTTTGTCTGATGCAGGTATAAAAAAAACCGCCAGATATGGCGGTTGGTCAATGTATAAGATAAATCATTTTAATTGTAATAAAAATCGAGGTGTCGGGTGCCTCCCGAAATATCTGTCCCTACAACAAATATTGTGATTCCCCGCTAAACCACTATATAAACCACCCTCGCACTGAGGAACACCTCTGTGGTGCTTTTACAACACCAGAATGATGCATCACCGACCCTGCCAGGAAATACAAAATCTCCACCGATAATGCACCATTCTGCTGTCGTAAAAAAATCAGCACTGAGGCTACACCTGGCCTCAAATCATAGCCAGAGAACAGAATGCTTTTCCAAAACAACCTGCTCCCACGTAATAAAAAATACGCCAGTGCCGTGATACAATAAGGCTTGTTTCAAATGCTGGAGCGGGTAGCGGGAATCGAACCCGCATCATCAGCTTGGAAGGCTGAGGTAATAGCCATTATACGATACCCGCATATGGTGCCGACTACCGGAATCGAACTGGTGACCTACTGATTACAAGTCAGTTGCTCTACCTACTGAGCTAAGTCGGCATTGGTTCTTCAGGGGAGCGATATCACCGAGCAAAGAAGAGTTCCCCCTCAGAACCGTTTTCGATGATACGATTTAATATTCCAATCGCAACAACACTTTGCGTCAAGTTATGTAAATTTATTTATATGTTTTTATTTTATGTGAATAATTCACCTTCACTTAAAATATACATGACAATGTATAAACAAATTTATTTTGAAGGTAATTATTAAATGTCGTTTCTTATATCACACCACAAAAACAACAAAACCCGCTCGATGGCGGGTTCTATTAAAGTTTAATTGCGCTTGATTCGCCTCGCGATACAGCTTTGCGAAGCATAGCAAAATTGAAGCAGTTTATGCGTAAAAAATCAAGCCGTTTTTTGAGCGAATGATTCTCGCATGGGAATGTATAGCGCATACTCAGCAACGGCCAACCAATTAGCAATTCGCTTTTCGCATGTGCTAAAACACCACTCTGGGTGTGCATCATTTAGCAATTCAGCCATTTTGCGTTTGGTCATCCCCCGCCCCTCATACCGTTGACGAAGGACGCTAATCAATCCTGGATGCTCTACCAGCACCTCACTTATGACCCGATCAATACATAACGCCTCTGCATCAGTACAATGCGCCAGCCAGCTCTTTTGCTTACCGTTAATCATATCCCGCAAAAAAGCCTCAAGTTCAGACTTGTTCAGACCTGCTTTTTTCATCCTCCGGAGCGCCTCGTTAATTGCCGTTTTTGTCAGCTTTTTAGAGGCCAACAACTGGTTGAACATATTCCCCGTCTTACCGCCGCCAATATACGACCAGCGCCCCCACATGCGCAGTTTTCCCTGAATCCAGACACTTTCCAGCGTGGTGAGACGAAGGTGTTCCCCGCTTTTGCCTGTATTTGTTGGGTAAATCATAAATAACCTTCCTTTCTCCAGATTTCTTGCGTGCGAAAAACACCTTCTGCATGCATCAGGCGTAATTCTTCTTTGGTGTAATCGCTTGTTTTTACCCGCCCGTCGATTAAATCGTGGCACGAGCTACAGGCAATCGCTGCCTGCATATCGTGTGGCTTTATCGCCGTTCCGCACGTTCCCGCCAGTCGGTAATGCGCCAGCACAGACGTTTCGGGATTGTGATTGCAGTAGCCAGGAATTCTGACCTGGCACATCAGGCCCCGCGCCGCTTTACGTAAATCCACCATTACGCAAACTCCAGTAGCTGCGCGGCCACATTTTCGACCTGTTCCGGAGAGGAAAATTTACGGAACAGAATCCAGTTCCACAGCACATTCAGTACAGATTTATAAACCTGCTGAAACTCGGTTTCGTCCATATTCGCAAACGCGATGGATTTCGCCCTGCGCCCACGGCTACCGTCCGGATAAATATGCTCGGTGTAAAATCCGGCCTGAATGGTTACCCACTCGCGGAAAGCCTCAAACGACTTTAGCAATGCCGTATCCTGGGTTCTGCGTGTCGCAACTGTATTCAGATATTGCTCTGCGGCTTCGCTCAGAGCTGGCGTATGTTCCCGGCCTACTGATTCACACAGGTAATCAACGAAACCTGACACCAGTTTTCGTTCGCGAGGCGTGATCGCCCCACCGACCGGAGTCCAGTAATCGAAACCCAGTTGCAGGAGTTTGAAAAAACGCTTGTGGAATGCGTAGTTACGCACACGCTTAAAGTCTGCGTGTATCCACTCACCTATTTTGATTTGATGCAGAAAATCGCAACTCTCCGGCGTCGCCGGGAGAAGTAAACCAGAAGAAGTTTGTTTGACCAGTTGTATATGCGCCATTTCTCAATCTCTCGATGGCGCAGCGCAGCAGATGCCAGTTGTTCAGGCTGACGTATGAAGTATAAATAAACTGGCTCCAGTGTAAAGCCCCCACCTTAATGGAATAAAAACCAAACAACAGATTGCTGGGATACAAACAACGCTTATTATTAAAAGCGGTTAAACAAATTAAATTTTAATGTTATGCAAATTTGTCAGATCACCATAATATCTCATTTGAAAACCGCTGAAATAACAACCCTATCAGGGTTAATCATATTAAGGTGAGTAAATATGGAAAACAACAAATCTGCACATTACGTTCCTTTTTTATCTGTAATACTTTTTGTTTTATGCTGTGCGTGGGCATTATTTTTATAAAAATATTCACAGATAAAATATACCCGCCAAAGCTGGTTAAGTGCGGGTGCGTTGAGGATGCCTGACACATCAGAGGTGGCGGGAGATTACTCTCCCGCCTGGTCACTCTTACTCTCTAGATTCGTAGTCTACGAAGACAGCGACCTCCGTCTGGCCGGTTCGGATTCGTACCTCGCAGAGGTCTTTCCTCGTTACCAGTGCCGTCACTATGACGGTTAAACAGATGACGATCAGGGCGATTAACATCGCCTTTTGCTGCTTCATAGCCTGCTTCTCCTTGCCTTTCGGCACGTAAGAGGCTAACCTACATTTGTGAGACATAGATTGGGCCTCAGATTAATGTTAAGCGTCCTGCAGGACGCGTAATGTTAACTGGGGCTTTTCTCTATCTGCCTTTTGGTGTTCATGCCTGAGGCAGATAGCCTCAAGCACCCGCAGCAATTCTACTTAACTCTCCTTTTCCCGCAAACCGTTTTTATCCCCAGCGGCAAATCGAATACACCACCAGCGCCACCGCCATCGCAATTCCTACCGTTGTGAATGCTTCAGGCCAGGTCATCGATTCACCTCCTGCTCAATATTTTTAAGGTCATTTTCCGCATACAGTATTGCTGTCCTGGCTGCTCGTAACCGGGCTTTGGCATTTTTCTCTTCACGTTCAAGTTTTGCCACAGCTTCACGAAGAGCATCCCGCTTTGCATAGAGTGATTTAATCTCAGACACTATGTTTTCACCGTTTCTCGCACGGTCGAGAACAAGCTCGAACGGATCTAAAGCCAATCCGCACCAGTTACAGGTAATCGTACGATTCACTTCTGAAATTGTTGTACGGATATGCTGACAGCATTTTTGCTCGCCGCTTTTTCTGTCGGTTATCACAACGTTGAGGAGTCCTTCCTCCTCTGATTTTGGCTGTACCAGGGTGATAACATTGTCGACTTCATTTTTCATCCGTTCACCTCCTGCGGTGGTTCCGGTAGCGGCATCCAGTGAGTTGCCTGCTCAATACCATTACCCGGCTTAATCGTTGCTTCTCCTCGCCGGAATGTGCTTCCTGTATAGCGTGCGGAGCATATTAGCGGTTCAACCAGAGAGCTATCGAAATTCACCGAAATAAGCACGTTCTGGTTCTTTTCAGGCATCCGCTCACTACAGCTTATCCAACCATCCGGAATTACCGGCGCTGACGGCGCTGCGTAAAGCGGTGTTATTTCTGCCCGAAAGTCACCTATTTCATGCAGTCGCACCCACCGTTCGACTTCTGCTTTGTCAGAATACAGAGCAGTGAACGTATTATATTCATTGTCAATTTGCGTGAAGGTTGCCTTCCACGCCACTGGCTCTGCTTCCAGTGATGCCAGTGCGATACGAAACACATTGGCAAGCAGGCTGTCTGAAGATTGGTTATCGTGCGCCGGGTCGCTCAGGAAACCAGTGATGAATGATTTAATCTCCGCGTTTTCTCTGGTAATAGTGGTCATTTGTTAATCCTCAAAACTTTATGCCCGGGTGCAAAAGCACGCGTTTTGTCTTTGCTTATTCGCCAACCATCCTTGCGCGCCTCTTTTGCACAGCCAGCCCATGACGTACCGATATACTCACCAAAGTCTGGCGGCTGATATTTGCCATCCGTACACTGGCGGCAATCACAATAGAGATGCATGGTGTAACTTGCGGCAATACCCATTCAGCCTCCTTTGATGCCAGTGTTTACAACCAGGCAGGCCTCCTTGAGTACCCAGTCAATAGCGTCTTTCCATGCTCCGGTTTCGACTGGCGGATTCTCACGCTTTACCTGTTCATAAAAGCGCACGGCTTTAACCAGTCCTTCTGATGTCACCGGGACTGGCGGGGCAGTGAATAACGCCTGAATTTCATAGTTCGGTCTGTCGTTGCAATCCTCTTTGGTCGGTACATATTTCCAGTCACCAGCCCACTGCGTCCCCTTAAAGTCCGTAACGCCTTTTTTCACATAGCGATATCGCCATGCAACTGGTTTTGCCTTCCCTGCCGTTTCATGCCCTTCCTGATAATTAATCTCGCTCATTCATCGCCCCACTCATCACAATATGCTTCGACAGGTGTTTTTCCTGCTTCGTAGTCATCACGCCAGGCTTCAGCATCAGCAGCACTTCCACCACGTAACTCTGCATAGTCCATTAACAATTCATGCCATTCTTCAAAACTGACGTTGTATTTAGTTGAGCCAAAATCAGCCATTTTGTTCTTCCTCCTCGTCTTTTATTTCGTGATATGAGTAATTGCAGTAGTTAAAGAAAATTTCTTTTGCTTCGTCATGAATTTCATCAGGTATTGCGTCATCGTCCACTTCGAATACATCCTCAAAATCTCCACCAGCTATTCCCGTTTCAATAATTATTTTGAACTTTCGCATTTCACTACTGCCCTTTCGGGTGGCCTCCTGCTGTTCTGAGGGTGCAGAAATCCCTCCGGTTAAGGATTAAATTTTTAACAGTGCTAAATTTAATTATTCAGTTCTGGATTTTGTCGCCCTGCGTATCCGCGCTTTCGCGTTACGCTCAATCTGAATTAGCTTTTCTATATTTTTTCGCCTTTCCCGCTCCTCCTGACGCAATAGCCTTACATCATCTGCCAGTCTGGTTTCTCTTTTCGCCACAGAGAGCATCCAGTCAAACGGCTCCACAACTGCACCGCAGATTTTACAGCGGACCTGACGCTCTTTTTCATCAACCCGGACAGAAGCGTGATGGCAATATGGTCTTTCCGATGGCTCATAAAGAAAATTAACCTGATTAAGTGGGTCATCTTCTTTTACCGGAAATAAAACAATATTACTTAACTCATCTTCTGGTTTTATTTCCACGTCACTCTCCTTTGATGCGAATGCCAGCAACACGTAGTGCGCGCTCTAAATCAGCCAGATAAATCCAGCTGCCATTTTCCTTAGGTATCATGACATGGCGCTCATCAGCATTTATCGGGTGTCCATATCGAAGTTCATAGCCAGCCGGTAGCTGGACTTCCCTTGCCTCCAGTTCTGCAATGCGCTTGTCTTTGGCTTCCAGTTCATCAAGAACCTTTTTTATGGCTGGTGAATGTGTCGCATAACTCGCAGCCGGACCGGCAAGCATTATCCTGAGCTGCGTTTTCGCTTTTTCCGTGTTCATTTGGTTCATTACCTTATTTAGTGGCTATATTCCCCAATAGAACGTTAGTATACGCTGTATACCTTTGCTTTCCCGGCACTCACGGCAAATCATGTTCTGACGCCTGTCGTAGCGGCGTATTTCTCCGTCTGGTAATGACCAGATAAGGTCCGGATCAACCACAACCGGTTTCTTCGCCTTTGCCCTCGATAGTTTTTTGCGGGCATTTTGCCAGTCCTTACGAGCCTGTTCAGACGGGAATAACCCGTAGCCAGAGTTGTATACATCGCCACTGGCAACCAGCTCTCTGGCGAGAACGCTCATCAGATATCTTGTCGCACCTGTCTTGGCTTCCAGTTGCCGTAACGTCTCGCGCCCACTCCGGCGTACTAGCTCAACAACCTGTCCCTTGATTTTTTCCCGCTCTTCTTGTGTAAATACTTTTGCCATAAGCGCCTCCGGCAATCACTTTTCCGATACAACACGGCGGGAAGAATCAGTAATCTGTCGAACAATATCCCGGTGCTTGTTCAGCTCCCGCAGCGCGGCGCAGACACGCTCCCACTTCTGGACATGATTTTTCGCCCGACGCAGTTCGCGGTTTGCCATATGCAGCGATGGCAGAACGAGGTCATCCGCTCGCGTTTCGGTAAACGATGGCAACGACTGCACAATGTCCGCCACAGTTTCTGTTTTAATATCTTCCTGTGTTGCAGCTTCCTGTCCCGGTAACGCAACACCTGCTGGTTGAGGAAAGGCTTTACCATCAGTTTCCGTTACCGATGCAGCTTTCGGCTCTGCTGGTAAATCATCGCCCGGCATGCAGTAACGAAATTTACCGTTCTGATTAACGCGAATCAGACGGCCTTTGCTGATTGCCATTGCCAGCGTTGAAGCCACTTTGCGTGATGTGGTGCCGAAAAACGTAGCCAGTTCATCCGCCGTTTGTGGGCCACGTTGTTCAATCGTCGCGGTTAAATCGCACTCTGAGATTTTCGCTACTGTTGCCGTGGTGGTTTCTTCCGGCAGTTCTGCCTGCTCTGGCTGTTCCTGCTGAACGTTGTTATCAGCCACACGCCAGGTGTATACGCTTTTATCAACGAAGCCAGCCTTTTTCAGTTCCCACAGCTCGTTCAGCACTTCTTCACGACTGATATCAAGTCGCGCAGCCAGTTCTACCGACGTGGCTTTTCCCATTGCTTTCAGTGCATCAAAAACGGTTTCCATTAAAATTTCCTCCCGGTAAAAATCACTTCGCAATTCCTGGCTGGACGACATTCGGACGCCAGCTCTCCCAGTTAAAATTCACCCATCGCCCGCCGTTCATGGTCATGCGATCCATAATCCGCTCGCCGAGCAATGTTTTCATGGCCTCATAGTTCAGGTTTGTCAGCATCCCCACGCTGCGCATCGACGCTGTCCGGCGATCAACAATCTGGTGCAGCACCACCTGCTCGTTTTTTGTCTCGCGCTGAATGCCAATTTCATCAAGAACCAGCAGATCCACTTGGCACAGTTCCCGCAAAAATTTTTCGCCTGATTGCCCGTCGTCATAGCTGGCGTGTAGAGCACTCATGACATCAGCCACGGTAACCACAATCACTGTCTGGCCATCTTTCAGCAGGCGATTCCCGATAGCCGCCGCCAGATGGTTTTTTCCGGTACCAGGTTTTCCGCTGAACGCAAAATTTGTACACCCGGTCATCAGTTCATCAGCGATAGATTTCGCCTGGTTCAACGCGTATCGCTGACCGTAGTTCTGCACCTGGTAATTCGCAAACGAGCATTTGCGGTGCAATGGCTGGATGCCAGAGCGATTCAGAATTTTTTCCACCCGCAACTGACGATTCTGACGGTTGATCTCCTCACAACGTTTCTGGCCTTCGGAAAGTTGCCACTCGCGCCACTCCGCTACCGTTTTGAATGGGGCGGTTACATGTGGCGGGGCCAGTCTGCGGATACGTTCAAGAATGCCTCCAGCCGCAATATTTTTCATGGTCAGTTACCCCCTGAAGCCTGGCGGGATCGCACTATCCGGTAACGAGACGGTGTTAACCTGTCGGAGTAACGTCTCAGGTCGAACACCTTTTGGCGCGAACAAGCCCTGGTATTCATTGGCGATGCTGTGTCGAATCACCTGCTCAGGTGAAAAACCCTGCTGGCGGAATTTTTCCAGCTCCCGTATCGCCCCGTTAGCGCCCTGCTCCGTTCGAATCGGTTTACGCAATGCCTGGCGAAATTCAACCCACTCACGCCAAAGCGAGACAGAAATCCAGTTCGGCAAAGCAATATCCAGAGGGTCAAACTTTTTGCCACCTCGATTCCCCCGGGGGGGATTTAGGGGGGGATCTGTTTTTAGATCTTTATCTGTATCTTTATTAGTTGCCTTTGTGTTGACATCATGTTCAAACACCACTTCAACATCTGTTTGAACACCTGTTAAATTTCTCTCTTGTTTTGTTTGAACATCTGCTTCCTTTCTGCTTCTTCTGGCCTGAACCGATGCTTTTCCTGCGGCTGATTTTTTGGTTAATTTTTCCCTGACTGATGCCAGATCTTCCTCAATCCGAAGATGCACCCATTCCTCGCCGTTATCGCAAAAAAACTCCCGCAAGGATGGTTCAACATCAGCCCATCGCTCGTTAGTCAGACGGGCAATTTTTGCCAGCCTGTTTTTAGGTATTGGCTTTCCTGTTTGCCAGTAATTGAACATCAGCAACAAATACGCACCATGCTCCTCTGCTGACAAATGCATGGTGTCAGCCAGGTAATCAGCTATGTACAGTTGCATGTATGGTAATGCGGCCATAATTGCCCCGTATGATGCTGCCCGGTTGCTTAGAATAAGCACAAACAGCATGGAAACTTTTGCTTAATGAACAATGACAGAATCGTCGGAAGACCCGCCGCCGCTGAAATGCGCTTTCCGGTAAACGGCTTGGACTGCATCATCATGCGCATCAATTGCCGTACTTAACGCTTCCTGCGCCGCCAGTAATGCACGGCGTTCCAGGGTATCGAAGATGCAGAGTCGGTGACGCAGCTCGCGCGGAAGGATTGCCAGAATTGCTGGGATCAGCTTCTGAATTTTTTCTCTTTGCGTTTTCGTTTCACCTTTCAACCAACGGTGATAGATATTCTGCTGATTGTTCCAGTCCTTGCCTGGAACCAGGGGCAATTCGCCGCCCCCCTGGCGCAGATATTCTTCAGTAATTGCATTGGCTACCCATGCCTGCCCTTTTTCGGCTGCCAGGGCAAACAACACTGATTCGATGTGCTCATGCTTGATTTTCATGAATCATTTGCCTCTTGATGTTTCAGGTATGATCAAATGAGGATTTGTTACTGTCATTTAGTTGCTTCACTGACATATTCTGCGAACAACATGCCGAACGTCGTAAATATGACCAGTCAATATCAGGACGAAGCTCTTCGCACAGAATCTCACCTCTTGTTGCACGTTCAATTGCTGGACATCTCTCGGCAGGCAATTGACGTACCCCTTTGATCCATTGATTTACGCTTGGAGGTGATACACCTAAAAGCCTAGCCATTGCTGATTGCCCACCGACAACAGCACAAGCTTGCTTGAATGAATAGTTCTCTTTTTTCATCGAATGAACTCCAAAAACACACAGAAATATTAGGCGACGCCTAACATAAATGTCAATAGGCTATGCCTAATGCGATAAGGGTAGGGATTGCCTAATGCAATGAGCATAGGAGAATATTAAGCAATGCTTAGTGGTAAAGACTTAGGCCGAGCGATAGAGCAGGCCATTAACAAAAAAATCGCATCGGGATCCGTCAAATCAAAGGCGGAGGTCGCACGCCACTTCAAAGTCCAACCACCATCAATTTATGACTGGATTAAGAAAGGCTCCATAAGTAAAGATAAACTTCCAGAATTATGGCGTTTCTTTTCTGATGTTGTTGGTCCAGAGCATTGGGGGCTTAACGAATACCCCATACCAACCCCCACCAATTCAGATACAAAAAGTGAACTTTTAGATATAAACAACCTTTATCAAGCAGCCTCTGATGAAATAAGAGCGATTGTAGCTTTCCTGTTATCTGGAAATACTACAGAACCAGATTGGGTTGACCACGATGTTCGCGCCTACATAGCAGCGATGGAAATGAAAGTGGGTAAGTATCTGAAAGCTCTAGAATCTGAACGGAAAAGCCAGAACATCACAAAAACTGGAACTTAAACTTATATGGTCTGACGGAAAACTCTTGGATTCCGTTATTTAACCCCCCATCACTTTCTCCTGTCGCCATCACCTATTAGGTTACGCCCAAAACATTAGGCATAGCCTATTGACAATCAATTAGGTATTACCTATAGTTCCAGCATACCACCCACCCCGCCCCACAGAACGCAGGGCAATACTTCGAGTTACCAGGCAGTGGTAAGGGGTTAAGTAGCCAGCCCGAGGCGTATGAACATGACGGCGGGATTCAAATTTTGCAGTGCAGCAGTTAGTTCCGCCACCCGGCGTTAAGGGGAGAGATAAGATGGTGCATTACGAAGTAGTTCAGTATTTGATGGATTGTTGCGATATCACTTACAGCCAGGCTGTACAGGCTCTACGCAGCAACGACTGGGATCTCTGGCAGGCAGAAGCCTCTATCCGCAACAACAAAATGTGAGGTGCGAAAAATGCAAAAAATCGACCTCGGCAATAACGAATCCCTAGTGTGCGGCGTGTTCCCCAACCAAGATGGAACGTTCACTGCTATGACGTATACCAAAAGCAAAACATTTAAAACCGAAACTGGTGCGCGCCGATGGTTGGAGAAGCACACAGTAAGCTAACGATTAAAACGTCTACTCCTGCTGTTCCAGAATAACTTCATAAAATGGGAGTATTTTTCGGTGACGAGATAATAAGAACAGTTTGCGCTATCACTCTGATGTTGAATGATGCCCTTCCGTTCTAATTTTTTCATAACCGGGTTACGGCAAGGAGAAGTGATAATAAGATTTCCTGTTTTAAGGAAATCTTTAAATACAGCGATTTCTTTCTCAGATAAACGAAGCAATACTCGTTGCTCTGGTAGTAATGAATAATGCTTTTGAATATGTGCTCGCAATCTTGAGAAGGAAATGGCGACCACGAAAGAAAAGGCAAAAACGATAATCTGAAAGAGCCAAGGTATTTCAGTATAAGCATTGAATTCGACAGTAAACTCTTTCGGTATCAGCCAGAGAGTGAGACCAAAAATGATAATCGTATACATAAGTCTTTCGAGTAGCTCGTTAGCAAAAAGTTTCAACAATGGAGTAAATACATCCAACATATCAATAATTCTCAACTGTAAGGGTATTGAAATGTTAACACAAGCTCTCGCTGTAGGGGTATAGCCGAGACCACCGAAGCCCGGAGGTGGTGAAATAAAACCGGGCACAACACGAAGGCGCACTTCCGGTATCCATAAAGAGTCGGTCTTGTCTGTTAAATTTAAATGGTGGGAGTGCGCCTCCGGTTGTAAATAACAACACTGCTGTGTGTAGTCTTGGCGGCATCAGTTTTTTCTTGAAGTTCGACTGATGTCCGCCCTTTTTAAAGTGAATTTTGTGATGCGGTGAATGCGGCTAAGCGCACGCGGAACAGTTAAAAGCGTAAGAGTTATGGGTGAAATACTCCGGCGTTAATTGTTAACTGGTTAACGTCACCTGGAGGCACCAGGCACCGCATCAACAAAGTTCATTTGTAAAAATGGAGATAATTATGATTGCACATCACTTCGGAACTGATGAAATACCACGTCAGTGTGTGACTCCTGGTGATTATGTTCTTCATGAAGGCCGGACATATATCGCCTCGGCAAACAATATTAAAAAGCGAAAACTTTATATTCGTAACCTGACTACAAAAACATGCATTTCTGACTGCATGATTAAAGTCTTCCTCGGTCGTGATGGTTTACCAGTAAAGGCGGAGTCATGGTGATGACTAAGAAAATAAAATGTGCTTACCACCTTTG